TAACTATTGAAATAGATGATTTAAGTGCAATAATACAAGATACGAGTATGGTTGATTCTATCGGTCATACATTTGATTTAGTTATTAGAGCATTAAAAGCTATTGGCTGGGATGAAGATGAAATTAGACATGGCATATATTTTATATCAAATAAATACAAATTAAAAAAGAAATAATATGAGTAATTTACTACCAAGCATTGAATTAAATTCAATTACACCATCCAAATTTAGCATAGAACTCCTAAAACAAGTGGTTGTAACACACTTTAGGGAAACAGGCGAGAATCCCCTTGAGATGCTCGTTAAAGCAGAAGCATTAGTTCAGTTGCTAGAGGGAATTAGAGCTGAGTTAAAAGAAGATGTTATTAACCAGTTGGACTTACATCCTCAAGGCAAGGCAATCGTGCTAGATGCTGAGATTAGCAGAATAGAATCAGGAGTTAAGTATGCCTATGATGGTGACCATACATGGCTTAAGTATAACCAAGAGCTTGAGGCTATTAAGTTTAAACAAAAGGAAAGAGAGTCTTTACTTAAGACTATTAAAGAACCATTGGTCGATCCTGAAACTGGCGAAATGATTTATCCTGCACCTAAATTTAGTACTACTACTTTCAAAATATCATTAAAGAAGTAATATGAAAGTATTAGCAATCATTAAATTTTTCTTTATAGCAGTACCAGTTGCGGTGCTGCTATTCATATTCTGTGAAACTTATTATAAAATCAAATCAATAAAACGATTATTTTGATACTACAATTAGAACAAACAATAGATGTATTAACACCACTAGGCTATGGAAAAGCAATCGCATGGATTGATTACGGAACTGATACTAACACCATATGGAAGGTGGTGTGTTACGATACAGGAAGAGTGCGTAACTTTTACGATGATGACATACTCGTTTACCCAAATGAAATGGATGGCGGTAAGGTAGATGAGAATTATTTTTCTAAAAGGGAGTTCCATGAAACAAACCAATCATTTATCAAGGGCCTAAAAAACCACTTTAAACCAAAACAAAATGCCGAATGAGATTAAAGGATTAGAGAACTCAATTCCAATTAGAATGGTATATACTGACACTATGGAAGAGGTGCTATTTAAGTCGGCAGCAGCGGCTAGTCGTAAGACTAAGATAGCATCTCAAGTGATCCGTGAATCGCTTAACCCTGTTGCTCGTAAGCGTTTTATAGTGGATAACAGGAGAGTAGTTTTTAGGATATCTAAGGAAGTTTAGTATATTTGCTCTGTAATATGCGACATTACAAAAAAGAGTTTATTGGGTGGAAGATGAACAGGAAGTCGCATTTCCTGTAAGTCTGAAGCCCTTTTTTTATTTTTATGAATCATAATTGGTTTGCAGTCCTTCCTGCACAGGTTTTATTAAGCAAGGTGCTTACAGATAAGCAAAAGTTATTAATAGCTTTAATATCTAATTTAAGTAACGAAAGAGGCTATTGCTTCGCATCAAACAGGTATTTAGGTGAGTGTTTAGATTGTGGTGAATCTACGATTAAAGACCACCTTAAGAAGCTTGAGGATATGAAAATACTTGGTAGGATTATTAAACTAAAAGAAAATGGTGATTTTGACTTTAGATCATTAGTAATTAACATAGAGATACCTAGGTCAGAAAACAAACCCACCTCAGCCAGAAAATCGGCTAACCCCTCAGCCGAAAAACTGGCACATAATAATATAGTTATTAATAATATAGATATAATACCTAATAAGATATATAACGACAAACAATCTTTTGTTTCTAGGTTAGATGAACTAAAGGATAAACTAGGCAACCAATATGATTCTTTTTTATCTTACTGGACAGAAGAGGATGCAAAAGGTAAGATGAGATTCCAAGACCAAAAATTCTTTGACATAAGTAGAAGAATAGCTACATGGACAAAAAACTCTAAAAACTTTGAGCCTGTAGCAACACAAAACACCAAAATAAAACTAAAGTAATGCAAGTCATAGACCTACCTAAAAACACAGAGATTGAACGCAATATCCTAGGCTCTTTATTAATCGACAAAAAATCTTTGTCATTAGTAATCAACTACTTAAAAGAGGATATATTCTACGACTATAAGCATAAGCTTGTATTTAGAACGATTAGAGAGATGTACGATAAGAATATCCCAATAGATATTACTACACTCTACCAACGAATCGTAGATGCTAAACAAACGGATCAAGTAAATGCCTACTACCTTTCTGAGTTAACTAAAGATGTGGTATCAACTGCTCACCTAGAAGCCCATATAGAGTTAATAATAGAACTTTATAAGCGTAGAATGTTGGTGGTGCTGGGTGGAGAGCTTGTGGTTGGGGCGACTAATGGCGAGGAAGATACCATAGATTTTATGGCCGAGGTATCCAAAAAACTCATTCAGCTACAAGAGTTTGGTAATATCTACGAGAAGATGATGGAAGATATTATCATGTCAATTAACTACACTCGTGACATGGCACAAAAAGGTAGCTTACTAGGATTTAACACAGGTTTTAACGAGCTAAACAATACTCTATGCGGATGGGTAAAGCCTGACCTAGTAATCGTAGCTGCAAGACCAGGGATGGGTAAGACTGCCTTTATGCTTTCTACTATCTACCAACTAGCTTGTTTAGATAGCGTTACTGTGGCCGTTTTTAGCCTCGAAATGAGCTCCGAACAGTTAGTTGAAAGGTTAGAGTCAATCGGCTCTGGGCTGCCTTTAAAATGGCTTAGAATGAATACTTTGGATACTACACAAAGAAAGGTTTTACTAAAGACAGATGACTTGTTACTAACCTCACCTATCCACATTGAAGATATGGGCGGTATAAGTGTAACCCAACTCCGAGCAAAAGCCACCATCTTAAAGCAAAAGTATGGAATCAAGGTAATCTTTATCGACTACCTCCAACTTATGAGTGGTACAGGCAAATCAAACCAAAACAGGGAACAAGAGGTTAGCTACATCAGTAGAAGCCTAAAAGCCCTCGCTAAAGAGTTGGAAGTACCTATTATCGCCCTATCTCAATTATCTCGTAGAGTAGAGGAACGAGGAGATAAGATGCCTCAGTTATCTGACTTAAGGGAATCAGGTTCTATTGAACAAGATGCTGATGCAGTTATTATGCTTATGCGACCACATTACTACGAGATGACAGAAGCTATTGAGATTGGTGGAAAAGAATATTCGCCAAGTGATTTAGTTGTTTGTAAGGTTGAGAAGAACAGACACGGATCAACAAAGAACATAGCATTAAGATTTTTACCTGAAACAATGAAATTTGAGGACTATGAGTAACGAAATAAAAATTACTATAAAGAAAATAGAGGATTGGGTATCAGAAGAATTATTTGGGTATTCTTTTACATTGCCACAATTTGAGGTTTTTGCAGAACATAAAGGCAAAAATTACTTTCAAACATTTATAGGTTTTGATAAATTAGAAGCAAAAAACAAAATGAAATCTTTAATATTAAGTAATAAAATAAATCCTAAAAACAAATAATATGAAACAAGTGTATGTAAGCAATAATCTCGGTGATCCGTTAGAATACGATTACGATTTAAAGTATGAGGAAGGGAAAAGAATTTGCCTATATTCTCGTAATAGTGAATGGGCTGAATATCTGCATGGACAAAAAGCAGGATTGATTAAAGATATTAAAGATGGGTTTTTAATTAAGATTGGCGATAAAAAAATAGAATTAGACTACTCCGATATGCAAGTACTAAAAATCCTTTTACTAGCTGACTTAGAAGATACAGATTACTTTGAGATTAGAGAATCAATAACAATTAAAGCATGGCCAAGGGATATAGAAACAGGAGAAAGTTTGAGATAGAAGAGGCCAAGGCTAAGGATGGAACTTACCAGGCTATTAAACTATTTGCTAAGAGCACCAAGGTCATTGTTATTCATCAAACAGAAGCACTAAAGAAAAAGTATTTCCTACTTGAGTACGAAAATAATGGTGTACCTAGTGGCATAAGTGACACAAGAGCAGAGTTCTTTGCATTTAATCTTGATTTAAGGGATAGAATAGTTTTTATAAGAGCAGAGTTCTTAAGGGTTAAAGCAAGGAGATACTGGAGAATAGGTGAGATAAAAGTTAAGGATGGAATCAAGTATGTTAAGATGCCAACAGAAGAACTAATCAGGTGGTACTGACAATATATTAATAATATATTGTAATTTTGGCACATGGCCTACATATCTGCAAGTGATTTAACGAAGATGATGATGGATTATCTAAAGGATAATGGCAATGAAGTATGGAGAAATAATAACCTTGCAGTTAGAGGTAGAGCATTTATAGGAAGGAAAGGAGTTCCTGACATCATTGGTTATAGTAAGAAGTATGGTCACTTTGTTTGCTGCGAGATTAAAGCTATTGCTGACAGGCTTTCTTCGGATCAGATGGTGTTTTTAGAGCAGTTAGCTATGGCAGGAGGAACTGCAATGTTGTGTCAGCAGATTAGAGATGAATCAATAATAGTTAAAATATATAATCAAGATGGCGAAAGTCAAGACTGGGAGTTCATCAAAAGTGAGCTTCGGCTCAAGGAAACGAGGTAGAGCAAAGAAATCATTTAATAAACATAGTCCTAGGCCAAAGAGTTACATAGGCCAAGGTCGTTAAAACAAAGTAAAATGGAAAAAGTAGAATTAGAAAACAAGATAGAGAAAGCACCTAAAGTAGTTAAGAAAGCAAAGGATGAGTTTACACAAGAAACCTATGATTTTTTGCATCAGGTGTTGGTAGATTTTGCAATAGATACAAAGCATAGACCTCAGCTTAAAGTAATCTTACAGAACGCAAAGGCAGAACCAAAGAATAACAGTAGTATTTAATAACCAAAATATATAACATGGCAGCAGGTAAAGAAAAGATTTTCCTAGGAAGGTCACAAACAATGAAAACAGCATTTGGGGAGTTTAAGAAAGTATCATTCGGCCCAGATGATTTAAAGAAGATGAATGATTTTGCAGCAACTAATAATGGTTGGGCTAATATCCTTATCAAAGAAAAGAAAGGTTCTACACCAGGTGAAGCAGGTTTCTATATTGAGCTTGACACTTGGGTTAAAGATGGCCAACCAGCTAAAAATTTACCATTTTAACAAATGATTATGAAAACAAATTACAAAGATGTAGTGGTTAATTTACTAATTTTGCTCGTAGGAGTTTATCTACCATTTGCATTTATTGTAAATGAGTTTAATCCCTTAGCTTGGAATTGGTTTAGTAGATCATTATATGTACTTACTTTAGTAGGTTTAATTACTTACGCTATAAAGGAGTATAAACAAAAATAGTTTTGTGTGTTTTTTTGAAATAAAGGTAAGTCCTGTCGTTTCTACGATGGGACTTTTTATTAAAAACCCCCCAGATTTTACCTGAGGGGAAACCAAAACACCACCAACTATGAGAGAGCTTCTTATGATTGCCTATTTGTTTTATCGTAGAACCTTGTTAATACAGTTCCGTATAAGGCCTCTTGATATCTCTTAATAAAAGAGTCTGAGCTCTCATCTATGTAGAAGTAGTCCTGTGATTGCATATACACATAGCACTTATCTTTATCCTCTTCATCATCTGTAACGGATTCAACTAAATGAATATTTATCCAAGCATCTGATGGCTCTGTGCCATCACCATACTCGTAGCTATCATCTTCCGTTAATTGAGTTATTTGAAGTAACATTTAATATGCTATGTTTTATTATTGTTAACCTAAGCTTTTGAACTATTAAATTCAATCTTACTTCCAACTCATCCCTTTTTTTCATCAACTCATCGATTTCTAGTTCCGCTTTGGTCTTCATACAAATTTACGCTTTAATTATTATAGAAATAAAAAGTGCACACATCATTGATTATCAATGAAATATACACTTATGTTATAACGGATTTAACCTACTTTTTGCTTGGAAGCCTTACTATCTTGCTTCCTAATGGCATGGGTACAAATATAGCAATTCTACCGCCATCTAAAACAACTCCACAGCCTAATGTTGGTCGTTTGGGGAAAGGTCGTGAATACTCCATTGCGTAGGCATTAATATCTATGCCACAACCTACATTCATACCGAATATCATATCCTTGTCACTTGAGGAGTACAAAACTCCCCCAAAGGAGTGAATATGACCTATTACAGTTGATTGTCTTGCATCTCTTGCTCTATTGATTGCACCTGCTTGTCCTGATGATCCTGTACCATGGGTATATAGAACACCATCTATTTCCCATTCTAAGCTCCATTTCCAGCCTCTAGGAGCTTCCCATACTTGTTCGTATGATTTTATATATCTATCAGGTAATCCTGTTGTTTTAGCTTTCCTTTTATGTAATGCAGAGTGATTACCTATACATACTTTGGCATCTGGAAATGTTTTATACCATTTAAGCATAGCAGCTTGTGCTAAATCAGCCTCTCTGCCAGCAGAAAAGCCATCAGGATTCGATTCGTGATAAGATATTGCATGGCCATCAACTTCATCACCAATATGTACAACCTCAGCACATTGGAATTTATTTCCTACTTCATAACAAAAGTCCCTATACTTGGGATGGCAGAAGGGCTCGTGAGTGTCCCCAATTACGAGCACATTTTTTGATTTTGACATTTATTTGGTGGATTTGGTTATACATATTTTAAATTGGTATAGTTTCTTCTTATTCCATTAAGCATTTTGCTTAAATTACCATTTTTTATTTTAAATACATTAGACGCTTCTAACAAAGACTCGTAAAATATTCCAGTGTTATAATCTAATATGATTTTTCTTTTCATTTCTTTTATATGCTCAGGAGTCTTTTTACCAAAATTTGGATTATTTTCTCCGCTAAATCTTAAAGACATATTTTTTTTAAATAAATCTGTATGCTCAAACCCTTTTTTTGATATTCTTATTTTTTGAATTGTTTCTTGGGTTTGCTTTTGTCCTTTTTTTGATAAACTTATTCTATCCCTATGTTCTTTTGTAAAAATTCTGTTTAAAGCCCCCTCTCCGCCATCGGTCATATTACATAATATTCCTGTATTTATATCTAATCTACCATAAAACGATATTAAATACTTTTCTATTAAACAAGCGTCTTCCCATATTAAATCAGAGTGAGTAATTTCAACCTTATACCCATGTTTATTGACTATATTTTTCCACCTATTATTTCTTTTGGATATTGTATATGCTCTAGATTTATTATTACCTATACCAATATAAAATGGTTCATTTTTATCTAATCTTATATGTCGATAAACATATGGCATATTGGTTGGCTTGGTTAGTCTTATTGGTGTATTCGGTAAACTGTTTTACCGCCTTCCTTTACCGCATCTAATACTTGCTTTCTATTTGCTCCTTTCCTATAACCTACATGAACCCAAGAGTAATTAAACTCGTTAATTAACTGATCTATTTCTAAGTTGTCTTTAATAAAATCAAATATCATTTTATTAGTAACCTCTCCACCATGTCCATCCATGTCTATATCTGCCGCACGGCCCTTGCAATGATCTGAATTTAAACTGCCTCCAATGAAATGGTTAAGGTCAGCACTTCTGTATCCACTAGAAATATTAA